TGGCTTGTGCGCAATTCTGATGGGAATCGGCTTCGTCATCGCAAGCCAGCTGGAATACCAGTCCAGGCTGAAATCCAGCGTTGATGATTGCCAGAAGCAACTCAAAGAGCTGCGAGAACTGCTCCAGCAGAGCAAAGAGGAATAACGCCAGCGGCGTTCATAACATAACCTTAACGGGGGCGGGGCCAAAATCGGTTCCGCCCCCGCATGGGTTTGGGGATGAAAAAGCATCCCGACAAATCACGCCGTCCTCCGGTAATCGGTTGGATGAACCCCATTCTCAAAGAACGGCAGGGTCGCATCCACCAATTGCAGAATCAGCTCCGTGCGGGCGCGATCAGGCTCGTTCGGACAAATGCGAAAAATATCGCAGACCACTGCACCAATCTGATTCAAGCGATCCGACACGGGTCGTGGGCGCAGGCAATGGTGCTTTGCGCCACGATCCTTCGGCTGATCCTGATTCAGATCGAGGCCGAGCGCATTCTCAACCGATCAAACGGAGGTCGCCCATGAGTGCGGATGATCAACAGCATTCTATACTGGTAGCGGCTCTCGAAAGATCCCGGGCCGCTCTTGAGCACCACCTTGAGTATGCAAAGGAGCACGGGGTGGAGGCGATGTCCCGGCATCTACACAACGAGGCATCCATCGCCACAAGGGTATTGGCAGAGAACGGGGATGTTTTGAGGGACGAGGAGCATTGGGTCCGGGTCAGAAATCTCGGCCGGATAGGAGGCCATCAATGAGTGTCACCCAAATACCTTTGACCCGCGGGTTGTATGCCTTGGTGGATAACGAGGTAGCCAAGCGGATCGGCGGCTTCAAATGGTTGGCGCAAACCACCAAGACAGGTGTTTATGCGGCGAGGGCTGACTACTCCAAAGGCAGACGTTACCTCTTGCTGCATCGGGAAATCACAAACTGTCCTCCCGGCCTTGTCGTCGATCACATCAACCATGACACCCTAGACAACCGGCTCTGTAATCTCCGCGTTTGCCAACCATTTCAGAACGCAGCAAACACGCGGAAACGGCTCAGCACAAAATTGTCCAGGTTCAAGGGCGTAGCATTTGTCCCTTATCTAAATCGCAAGAATCTCTGGATGGCGTTCATCAACCATCGCGGTGAACGCCATCACCTCGGCTACTGGCCCCAGGAGGAAATTGCCGCACGCATTCGCGACAAAGCGGCCATGCAACTGCACGGCGCATTCGCGCAACTCAACCTGCCATGAGAACTTTCGCCATCGATTTCGAATCCTTCTACTCGAAGGAATGCGACATCCGCTCTCTTGGGCCTTATCACTATTTGAACGACCCAAAGTGCGACGTCTATCTGGTCAGCTTCGCTTCCAGCGACGGGTTCAGGTGGGTGGGCAGGCCCGATGGGTTTGATTGGAAGCTGATAGACGGTTGTTTCCTGGTCGCCCACAACCTCTCGTGGGATGGGCTGGTTTTTGCGCACCTCGTCCAAAAGGGGGTAATCCCAAAGGATGTGAAGCTCGCGGGGGCGGCTTGCACCGCCAATCTCGCTTGCTATTGCGGAGCGCAACGCTCACTCAAAGATGCAGCCCACGCACTGCTCGGTATCGACGTTTCCAAGGATGAGCGCAAATGGATGCGCGGAAAAACCTGGGCCGATGCCATTGCCGCCGGGAAAGCCGAGGATATCAAAGCGTATGCTCTGCGGGATGCGGAGGTCTGCCTTGCCCTCTGGGAGAAGTTTTCCGACCGGTGGCCGGAACACGAACGCGAACTAGCCCGTCTGACGATGCTTTGTGGGTGGAAGGGTGTGCGGATCGACGCTCCGCTCGTCGAGGCCTCGATTGTCACCCTCCAACGCGTGATGTTTGACGCAGCGGCGAAGATTCCGTGGGCCAACGGCGAGGATACCTCGGTGCTTTCCCCAAAAGCCTTGGGTGAGCAATGCCGCGCTCAGGGCATCACCCCGCCTCCGTCCCTGGCCGAGGACGATCCCGGCTGCGAGGAGTGGGAACGCACGCACGGCGAGCAGTTCCCGTGGGTGGCCGCAATGCGTGACTACCGCAAAGCAAACATCCTTTTGCGCAAGTTCCAGACCATGCGGGATCGGACGCGTCCCACTGATGGGTGCATGGGGTTTGGTCTCAAGTATTTCGGTTCTCACACCGGAAGATGGAGTGGTGACTCGGGATTTAACATCCAGAACCTCCACCGCGAGGAAACCTTCGGCGTGGATCTGCGTCGGTGCATCGTCGCCCGCCCCGGCCGCAAGTTCGTGATCTCGGACCTGTCACAGATCGAACCACGAGTGATGGCGTGGTTGTCCGGGGACCATGCGCTTCTCGATCAACTTCGCCGTGGGGTGCCCCTTTACGAAGCCCACGCCCGCCAAACGATGGGGTGGACCGGCGGTTCACTCAAAAAGGAGAACCCGCGGCTCTATGCGCTGGCGAAGGCTCGTGTTCTCGGTCTTGGGTACGGATGTGGCCCCGACAAATTCGTTACCGTGGCCCGGACCATGGGCGGGATCGATCTGTCCCTGCCCGACGCCCGAGCCACAGTAACCGCTTTCCGTCAGTCCAACCGGCGAATCATCGAGTTGTGGAACCGGCTCGGGACCGACTTCAAGCGTTCCGTGCGGGATCGAACCTTTGAGATCGATCTGCCAAGCGGACGCACCTTGACATATTACAATGTTTCATCCCACGGTGGTTGGACCTGCCAGACACAGGTGCGTGGGCCGAAGGTTAGGATGTATGGCGGCAAGCTAGCCGAGAATCTCGTGCAAGCGGTGGCCCGCGATGTTTTCGCGGAGGCATTGATTCGGCTGGTCCATGCTGGGATCGAGGTCGTCTTCCATTGCCATGACGAGGTCGTTTGCGAGGTGCCCCTTGACACCGACCCCGCTGATATCGAGCGGCTCATGTCTATCACCCCCGACTGGTTGTCCGGTTGTCCGCTCGCAGCCGAATCGGTCGAAACAGAGCACTACCTCAAATGAGCGCCATCGTATCTGACTTTTCCATTGACCGCTCTCTCTTCGGTCTTCGCAACCTCGCTTCCAGCCAGGTCGAACGCGTCGCCCCCTGGGAGTTCCGAAACGGCTCCACACCAGTGGAAGGAACCAAAGAAGAATTCAGACGCTGGTGCATGGACAGGTCTACCTTCGGTTGTTTCTTTTCAGGTTTCGAAGGTGCCAACGCCGGGCTGCGGGTCAGCGACTCCAATCCCCCGCAATTCATCCACGCTCTGGTGGTCGACTACGATGCCCCAGTCAGTGCCAGCGAACGCGAGGCGTTCCTTGTTCGCGCATCCGCCGACTACCCGCCGAACTTCATCTCCACCACCTTCTCAGGTGGCGTGCGGCTCGTCTGGCTTTTTGAGTCGCCGCTCCCGGTATTCTCAAAAGCTGTCACGAAGGGGTTTCTCGAGCGGCTTCGCAAAGAACTGCGGTTGAAGCGTCTGTTTCCTGGCCTCGATGAGGACGCCCTTCTTTCCCCAAACCAGTATTACCACGCCGGTCATGGCTGGGATATCATCTCGGCACGTCCACTCTCAACTGCTCTCCTGCACTCCTGGCTCATCGGGGTGTCCGACAAAGCGGACTGGCGCACCCAGGGCGACGAAATCCCACTCGGGCGGATCGCCGAAGAGGTTGAGTCCCGATTTCCGGGTGTCTGGGCAGGTCCCTTTGAACTTGGTGCTCGCGGTGTGCGGTTCTGGGACCCCACGGCGGATTGCACCACGGCAGCTATCGTCCGGGAAACCGGAATGCAGTGCTTCACCGGTCCGAAACCATTTGTGACATGGCGTGAAATCTTCGGGCAACGGTTCGTCGACGAATTCAAGGCCGACACCATTGGTGCGGCCATCGAAGGTATCTGGTTCGACGGACGGGATTACTGGCGCGAGATTGGCGGCGTCTGGCGGTTGTTCAAAAAAGCCGACATCGGCCTCCATCTCCGCGTCGACCACGGCATCAGCGACGAGAGACGCCGGGGATGCAATGCGTCGGATCTCGACCGCACCTTCAATCAGATACACGCGGTCAAGACGGTGGACGGGGCAGCGCCCTTCGTTTTCAACCCGGCACGAATCGTCCGTGCCAACGGCAGGCAGTATCTGAACATCGCCCGATCTCGGCTCACGCAACCAGCGGACGGGCCCCGCGCTTGGGGGCAGGATTTTCCCTACATCGCCGAGTTTCTTTCCGACTTCTTCGATCCCGACGATCAGCTCGATTTTCTCCTTTCGTGGATGGCCTACGGGTATCAGCAAGCCTACCGGGGAAGGCCTCGAAATGGACAGGTCAGCTTTTTCGCGGGCGACGTGAACCAGGGCAAGACACTCTTCTCCAATTGCGTCTGCGGCGGCATCTTCGGCGGGCACATGGATGCGTCGGATTACCTGCTCGGTGAGTCGCGCTTCAACAAGGAACTCTTCGAAGTGGGCCTCTGGTGCGTGGACGACACTGTGCCGTCATCAGACCCGCGCAAGCAGCAGCTCTACAGCGCGATGCTCAAGAAGATCCCGGCCAACTACTCGTTCCAATACCACCCGAAGTTCCGCGACCAACTTCTTCTCCCATGGGCGGGCCGGGTGATCGTTACCTGCAACGCAGATCCCGAGTCGATCCGCATCCTCCCCGACACGGAGATGAGCCTCTTGGACAAGATCAATCTATTCAAGATCAGGACGGCCAATCGGGATTTCCACGACGCAGCGGAACGCATCCAGGCCGAATTGCCATTCTTCGCCCGGTATCTGCTCGACTACCAGATCCCGGAACATTGCCGGGGCGAGCCCCGGTTTGGAGTGAAGTGTTATCACCATCCCGAGTTGATTGAGACAGCGCAACAGTCCAGCAAGACCGCCGCATTCATTGAACTGCTGGAAATGTTCAAGAAGTCGATTTTCACCGACGCAAGCCGCACTGAGTGGTCGGGGTCCGCCTCAGAACTTCTGGCCGATATGATGGCCGACGAAACCACGAAGAACATCGCGGCAAAGTATTCCCCCGATTCCATCGGTCGCCGCATGGCCCAGCTCATGGCGCAGGGGTATCCGGTGGAGTATGCCCGGGAGCGACGCACCTGCCGCACAAGACTTTGGACAATCCAGCGGGGTGACGTTTTGCCCGAGAACTGCCCGTTTTGATGATCATGAGCGTCCACACATCGAAGTGTCCGGAGAAGTGGCCAACGCTGCAACCTGCTATTTCACAGTGGTTTAGGTATTCTTGTGGACGGATGGACACGTTCCTCGGCGATCTTCAATCCTTCTTTCCCGGAGAAAAGTTTTCACTCCTCCCTCTTCTTCTATCTCTACACACATACATAGTGTCCATAGTGTCCAAGTGTCCTGAGCCTTGTATTTATGGGGCTTCGCGGGGTGGACACGTTTCTGGACGCTTCGATTCCGCAGAAGGAGGTGTCCAATGAACCGTCGGCACCACCATTCCTCCGACTACCCCGGTTACGTGGACGAATACGAGCGGTGGATCGAGTCCATGTCCCCGGAAGAGAGGGACGAACTCAAACGTCTCGGTGTGGACCACCCCGACCTCCCATCCGACCGGGCGAACGTTCGCGAGAAAGACTTGGCGGATTCGCCACTGGCGTCCGTCGAGCCGGATATCGCAGCCGAAATTGATCAGCCGGAAACTTGCCCGCCCGGAGCTCATGCCGACGACGCTCGAAGCGACATCCTCGCCTCGTTCTGCGCCCGTATTCGATCATGCTCGAACCCATCTCTTGTCTTTGACGCGATCTGTTTCGCAACGGGCATCTCCGCTTTGGAAGGACAAAGCGCCACGGAACTTGCGGAGCAGCACGGCGTCACCAAACAGGCATTCTCGAAGGTGGCGGTCCAATGGTGTGAAACCTTCGGGCTTCAACCATCACGTTCCATGAAGTCCAAGAAGGCCCGGAGATCCTATCGGAAACGGGCAAAGGATTTTCATGAGACGCGACGTTTGACACGGGCGAAGAAGGCATGAGCGACCAACAACTCGAAATCAATCTCGCCTCCCAAATCATCGACGCCTACAGGGAATCCAACCGACTGGCAGATGAAGCCAAGGGGCACGCCTCAGAAGCAGTGGCCAGAGCCATTGAATGTGGACAGTTGCTCCTGCAACAAAAGGCCGCTCTCAAACATGGTGGTTGGCTGGATTGGTTGGACGCGAATTTAAGCGATATCGACGAGCGAACCGCTCGCAGATACATGGCACTGGCAAAACGGACACATATGACCGATTTGAACAACGCATCGTCCGTGCGGCAGGCATACCTCGCCACCGGAATCATTCCGACCCCACCAGAGAAGGAACCCACACCCCCCGACCCGAATAAACCTTGGGTTCGCTTCACCCGCTTCCTTGACGGCTTCCGCCTCTGGTTCAACAAGCGAATCGACTCCGAACCGCTCGACAACTGGCCAAGCGAATCCCGGCGCGTCCTTAAAAACGAACTCCGGTGGTTTGCGGAACTCTATGAGCGGTTATGAAGTGGTCCCGATCCTCTTGGCCCCCCGTGATAGCCTGCTTGGTCTCAATAATCGTTAGGGATTTGGGCGCAACGCAAGATGTGTAACATGTTGCTTTCCAATAAAATACCACTCAGCAGGCTTCCGTGGCCAGCCTTCAGATCGGGGTTGGCCCGACCACCGTTGAGTTTGAATGAGATTTGATTTTCCGCGCTTTACACTTGCGGGGAGCCCGACGTCCGGTGGGTTCATAGTCCCTCACCACTGATTTCCTTGGTTTGGGCCTTGCGACGCCTCCCCCGGTGGCTCGTCACCCGGCGCGTCAACTTGACACTTTGCTCCCGGCATGGCCGACGGAGCAAACATCACCCCGGAAATGGCGTCCCGCGTGTTGGACGCCAACTGGAAGAACGTGGTCAAGAAGGTCGGGGCAGGCAAAACGCTCAACGCGACAGAGCTTGCGGTGATCAAAACGCGGGCGGCGGGAAGCCACGATACGGTCACGCAGGCGAAGGACCTGACCGAACTTGCGCGGGTGTTGGGGGTGAGTCGCCAGACGATTTACTCGTGGAAGAAGCGCAAGGACGCCCCCCAGCCCACGGCCAACGGCACACACGATGTGGTGGCTTGGCGGGAATTTATCCGGGTCCACGACTTGAAGGCCGGCCTGTCGCCCGACGCCGAGGTTCTCAAAGCGCGGAAGCTCCTGGCTGAAATCGAGGAC